GCATTGTGGCGACTAGGCAGCGGTTCAACGTTTACGCAGGGAACTACTGATGAAAACGCCGATCCTCGGGGCGGCGTATGTCGCTCGCAGCGTCAACGCTGCTGACAACAGAATGATTAACATTTATCCCGAGGTTGTCCCCGAAGGCGGCAAAGAGCCTGCCTTTCTTCAGCGCGCGCCCGGCCTAACCGCGCTGGCTACGGTCGGCATTGGCCCGATCCGCGGCATGTGGACGTTCGGCAATTACGGCTACGTTGTGTCGGGGCCAACGCTGTTCCAAATCGACAGCAATTGGAACGCGGTCGCTAAGGGCACTGTGGCTGGCACCGGCTCGGTCAGCATGGCCGACAACGGCATTCAGTTGTTTATCGCGGCCAACCCGCAAGGCTACATCTACAACGCCAACACTGGCGTTTTCCAGCAGATTACCGATCCGGACTTCCCGGGTGCGACAACGGTCGGCTATATCGACGGCTATTTCACGTTCAACGAACCCAACAGCCAAAAGATTTGGGTGACGCAGTTGCTGGACGGCACCAGCGTTGACCCGCTGGAATTTGCCAGCGCCGAAGGCAACCCGGACGATGTCGTGGCGGTGTTCGTTGACCACCGCGAAGTGTGGGTGTTCGGCACTAACTCGACCGAAGTCTGGTACGACGCCGGTCTGCTGGACTTCCCGCTGACCCGCATCCAAGGCGCGTACAACGAACTGGGCTGCGCAGCGCCGTACTCCATCGCCAAGATGGACAATCAGATTTACTGGCTCGGCAAGGACGCCCGCGGGCAAGGCATGGTTTACCGGGCCGCCGGCTATATTGGCCAGCGCGTCTCGACGCACGCTATCGAGTGGCAGCTACAAGAATACGCCAACATCGAAGACGCGGTCGGCTACACCTATCAGCAGGACGGCCACAGCTTCTATGTGCTGAACTTCCCCAGCGCCAACACGACGTGGGTATTCGACGTGGCGACCGGCGCATGGCACGAACGCGCCTCGTTTGCGGCCGGGCAGTTTAACCGCCATCGCGGAAATAGCCAGATGTTTTTCAACAGCACAAACGTCATCGGCGACTACCAGAACGGCAAAATCTACAAGTTCGACCTTGAGGTCTACTCGGATGATGGCCAGCCGCAGAAATGGCTGCGCTCGTGGCGCGCGCTGCCGACCGGCGCTAACAATCTGGCCCGCACGATCCAGCACTCGATGCAGCTTGACTGCGAGACAGGCGTTGGTCTGAACGTCGGGCAGGGCAGCAACCCGCAGGTCATGCTGCGCTGGTCAGACGACGGCGGCCATACGTGGTCAAACGAACACTGGAAGTCGATGGGCCAGATCGGCCGCTACGGCTACCGTACCATCTGGCGGCGGCTAGGCGCGACGATGAAAATCCGCGACCGCGTTTACGAGGTGTCAGGCACCGACCCGGTGCGTATCTACATCATGGGCGCTGAACTGCTCCTTAGCGGGACGCGGGCCTGATGACCGCACCGATCAACCCCACACAGCTTACGCCGCCGCGCGTCGCCTTGATCGACGAGCGCAGCGGGGCGATTAGCCGTGAGTGGTATCGGTTCTTCCTGTCGCTGCTGACCGCAACGCAAACTAATCAAGACGAAACGGTTCTAGCCCCCGACACGGCGTCGCTGCTGGCCTCTTATGATGCCGTGTTCGGCGAAGCTATTCAGGGGCTGGAAAGCGCACCTGATTGCTGCACGGCTACGGCCGACGTAGACGCCAAGGTCAACAGTCTGGCACAAGCTGTCGGCGCCGAACCGCGCGCGGCCAGCGAAACCGACATCGCGGTTATTCAGTCGCAGCTTCAAGCGCTGGCGCTGTCACCGCCAGCCCGCGAGTACCGCACCCCGCGCTACGGCTCTTTTTATGATACGACCGATCAGACGGCCGCCGTCATCAACACGGCCTACCCGATTACGTTTAACACGACCGATTTATCATTCGGCGTGACCAGAGGCGTTACCACCTCACATATTTCCGTTGACCGCCCCAACATCTACAACGTTCAGTTTTCCGCGCAGTTTATTAATGCCGGCGGGAGCCCGCACCGCGCTTGGATTTGGCTGCGCAAAAACGGCTTTAATGTTCCTGAAAGCGCCGGCGTGATTCGCCTTGAAGGCAATAACACGGAACTTGTCGTGTCGTGGAATTATCTGATACAACTGAACGCCGGCGACTATATTGAACTGATGTGGGAAGTGGACGACCTTGGTGTCAGCCTGCACGCCGATCCGGCGACGGGTGTCCACCCCGCGGTGCCGTCGGTTATCCTCACGGTGAGCGATAACATTAGTTCCATGGAGGTATAAATGGCCGTTACCATCAGCAACATCATCCCGGCCAAGACCGCGGAGAACAGCCAGACGACGCAATACACGTCGAATGGCGTCCAGACGATTATCGACAAGTTTACGGCAACCAATTACAGCGCCAACGCAGCGACGATCAGCGTCAACTTGATCACGGCCGCCGGCAGCGCGACGAATGATAACCTGATCGTCAAGACCAAGACGCTCCAGCCGTCCGAGACATATACGTTCCCCGAACTGGTCGGGCATGTGCTGCCGGTCAACGGGTTCATCTCGACCATCGCCGGCACGGCTTCGGCCATCAATATCCGCGCCTCGGGCCGACTGGTCAGCTAATGCGGCTGGCGCGCACTCACGACGCGGACGCCGTCAACCGGGTAGTCAATCACCCTGACGTGCGACCGTTTGTGGGAGCGCCGGAAGCCGGCGAACTGGACCTGTCGGCGATTGTCGAACGGCCAGAGCACTGGTTCCTGCTTGGCGAACATGGCGGCTTTGGGCTGCTATGGACTGCGCCGCGCACGTATGAAGTCCACACCTTCATCCTGCGCAGCGGCCGCGGCGAATGGGGCAACGCCGCCCGCGCTGAAGGCATCGACTTCGCGCGCCGGCACGGCGCCAAGGCACTTTGGACCAAGATACCGCCGCGGTCGCCGCACGTCGAACGCTTTGCCCGTCAAGGGGGTATGCAGCCGACCGGAGAAGTGATAGAAACATTCGGTGTTCCGCACCGCATATTCAGGATGGAGTTAGACTGATGCCCGTTGCAGGTGCAATTATCGGCGGCGTTGCGTCCATTGGCGGTGCGGCTATCGCGTCGAGCGGCGCTAAGAAGGCTGCCAGCGCGCAGGAGCAGGCTTCGCGGGAAGCGCTGGCCGCGCAGGAGCGGATGTTCCAGCGGCAGATTGAACTGCAAGAGCCGTTCCGGCAGGCTGGCCTCACTGCGCAGCAGCAGATCATGCAATTGCTCGGCATCGGCGGTGACGCTACGGCTGCCGGCTACGGCAGCCTTGCCAAGCCCTTCGGCACCGAACAGTTCCAGCAAGACCCCGGCTACGCCTTCCGCCAGTCAGAAGGGACGAAGGCGCTGGAGCGTTCGGCGGCTGCACGCGGCGGTCTGATGTCGGGCGCTACGCTGAAGGGCATCCAGCGCTTCGGGCAGGACTTGGCCAGTCAGGAATACCAGAACGCGTTCAACCGCTATCAGGTCGAGCGCGCCGCGCGCCTGAACCCGCTTCAGTCGCTGATGGGGTCGGGCCAGAGCGCGGCTAACGTGCTAACTGGCGCCGCCGGTCAGGCCGGGCAAAGCCAAGCGCAGAACATCATGAACGCTGGCGCGGCCCGCGCGTCGGGTTATGTCGGCAGCGCAAACGCGCTCGGAAGCGCCCTTGGGTCTATCGGCAGCATGGCCACGCAGTTTCCGCTGTATCAGGCGCAGGTGAACTACATGAACTCGCTAGCTAACCGCGGTGGCGGTCTTTCGGCCGATGTCAACCGCACCTTTGCCGCCAATCCGAGTATTTTCTGATGGCTAACCAGATGATCGCCCTCGGCGCCCGCGCCCCACAGGTTAACGTACTTGGCCCGGCTATCCAGCAGGGCGCGCAGATGATCAATATGATGCGCCAGCAAGACGCCGCAGCGCGGCAGGCTGCGGTCGCGCAGCAGCAGATGCAATTGGCGCAGGCCAAGGAACAGCGCGAAGCATCGGCGGCTGAGATTGAGATGGCCGGCAAGAAGCTTGCGTACCATACGTCGCGGGCGCCGATAGTGCAAAACCAAGCAGGCTATCAGCTTTGGTTGAACGCTGTCGGTAAGGACAGCCCAGAAATGGTTGAGTTCTTCACAACCAATCTTCCGCCGCAGGATTTTTCGCCAGAAAAGTTGATCAAGCTGGTTGGCAGCGTTAACCAAGTGTTTAACGCTACCTACGGCCCCCGCGAAACCGAAGTCGTGCAAGACGAAAAGGGCGATACATTTGTCGCCGTCACTGGCGGGTTCGGCCCACAGGGTATCGTTCCGCTTAACCAATTCAAGCCTTCTGCCGCCGGCGCCCGTCCGCCCGCACCAGCCGCCACCGCACCTTCGATGGGCGCCGCTCCGCCCGCAGGGCCTGCCGCACGCGCAACCCGCGGGGTCAACACCACGCCGCAAGACCTTATTCAGCAAGGCATTCCGCTTAACCGCATTCCGATGGGCAACCCGCTTCAGCCTATGTCTATGGGTGCGGCACCGCAGCCTGACCTCGGCGCTATGGTCCAGACGATGATGGACACCGGCGTCGTGTCGCAGTCCGATTTCGAGGCTATGCGCGCTGCCGCCGGTCCGGGCAAGGACGAGCAGTTGGCGCAGATTTTGCGGGCCAACAACATCCGGATCATGCCGAACGAACAGGCGCCGGAAGGTATGCGCAGCGCCGTCTACCGCCCTGAAGAAGGTGCACCGACGCTTCAGCAGACGCAGTCGCTGCAAGGCTATGAAGATACGGGCGTCCAGTTCCGCGGTAAGCCGCCGATGCAGTCACCTACACCCGGCGTCTATAATGTGCCGACGCCGGTTATCCGTGAAAAAGCCAAGGCGGAACGCAGAACGCCGCAGGAAACTTACGAAGAGACGCGCTCGTCGAAACAGGCCGAAAGCGACGTGGCGTTTTTGAGCGAGTACGCGAAAAACACCGAAATTGCTCGCAGCAGCTTGAATGTTCTGAAGCAGATGGTCGGCGACGCTACCATCGGTAAAGACGGCAAAATTTTTATCCCAAAAGGCGGCGTGGCGCCGCACGAAGGTTTTGAAGGTGTAGTGGGGTTAGGCATCCCCGGTATGCGATTATTCTCGGGGTCTAAAGAAGCCGACTTTGACGCCATGTACAAGCAGGTAACTGGCGCAGCGTTTCTGGAGGCGTTCGACAAGTTGCGCGGTGGGGGCGCGATCACTCAGGTCGAAGGCGAAAAGGCTACCGCGGCGATTAGCCGGCTCGGCCGCAACATTTCTGAGGCAGCGTTTGTACAGGCAGCCGCCGAACTGCGCGACATCGTACAGCGGGGGCTAGAGCGCGCCGAAGCGCGTAAAGCCAAGCTGGAAGGCCGCGCGGCGCCCGTTTCGCAAGCGGGTAAGGCGCCGATAGCTGCCACCGGAAAGCGTGTAGTCCGCTCTGGAACATACCAAGGGCGCCGCGTGGTCGAGTTCAGCGACGGGAGCGTCGAGTATGCCGATTAATCCCGCTGAAGTTAAATGGGATGAAGAAACGCCGGCTGAAGCCGCGTTTGCGGCTGCGCCCGCCGCGCCGCCACCCATCGACCCTAATAAAATCGAGTGGCAGCAGCCTTCGCGGGATAACTCGGCAGGGCGCTGGCTGGGCGTCACTACGCGTGCTCTAGCACCTTATGCCACGGTGGCTACCGCGGGCGCGGCTGCCGGTGCGCCTTTCGCCGGTATTGGCGCCGTTCCGGGGGCTGCTGGCGGCGTCTTGTCGCTGGGTCTTAGTGATCTCTTGACGCTGGGGTACAACGCTGCGGCGAATGCTTTTGGCGGTCCGCGGGTTTCGCTGCCGTCGCAGACTATCCAGAACGTATATGAAAGAGCTGGTATCGGCGCCCGGCCTACTACACCAACTCAGCAGGTATACAGCGATGTGCTGGAAGGGACCGCGAGCGCCGTCTCGCCCGCCGCAGCTTTTCGCACGCTGGCCCCGCGGTACGCGGGCACTACGCAGCGCGTACTAAACGTCATGGCCCAACAGCCGGGCGCGCAAGCCCTGTCTGGAGCATTTGGGGCTGGTCTGCCGTCTGCGGCCGCCAACTATGGTGAAGTGACTGACCCCCTAGCTTTGTCGGCGCTTGGATTTACGGGCGGCTTTCTGGGCGGCAAACCCGGCGTCAAAACCGATAAAGGCCCGAGTATCGACCAGTTGCGCGCACAAGCCGACGCGGCGTATACACAGGCGAAGAGCGCAGGGATGGTTTTTCCCAACCAGAACTTTTCCACGCTTACTGCAGATATTGGCGCCGATCTGACCCGCCAAGGCTTCAACCGCACTATGCACCCTAAAGTCGCCGCAACGCTGCGCGATTTTAACGCAGCGGTCAAATCAGGAAACCCGCTCGGTTTGGACGACATTGATGTGCTGCGCCGGGTAGCTAAGAACGCCGCGGGAAGCATTTCCCCGGATGAACGTCGCTTGGGTCGGATCATTATCGAAAAAATCGACGATTTCGTGATGAACCCGCAGAATGTTTCGGCGGGTAACGCTCCTGAAGGCGCTTTCGCGCTGAAGAAAGCGCGTGAACTGTGGTCGCGTAAAGCGCGCACCGAAATCTTTGATGACACTGTGCAGGCAGCGTATAACCGCTCGCAGACCGGCGAAAAGCCCCCGTCTATGGGGCAAGCGTTGCGCCAAAAATTTGGCGAGATCGCCAACAACCCGAAACGGATGAAGGGCTTCAGCGCCGAAGAGCAGAAGTATATCCGCGAAATTGCCGGCGGCACTGCGTCAAACAAGGCGCTTCGTTTTATCGCTGATTGGCTAACCCCGAACTCTATCCGCGGGCTAGCCGCCGAAGCAGGCATCGCGGCGTCTATGCTGTCCTTCTTGGGACCAGAGGCCGCTGCGGTTGCGCTAGGTACGTCCTTGGCCGGCGGAGCGTCAAAATTGCGCGCCAACGCCATGACAACCCGTCAGGCCGCGGCTGCCCGCAACGCGTTTGCCACCGGTAAAGCGCCTGTACCGCGCCGTAATTACGTAATGCTCCCCGCCGCCGGCCAATCCGCCCGCGCGACAAGTCGGGGCGAAGAGGCACAACGTCTGCGTCAGCAGTATAACCTTCCAGCATGGGCTGTTCGGCCTGATTAACTACCGTAGAGTGACGCCTGCTATGAGCCTTATCGACCACACCGAAGCCCGCCTTGACGCGCACGAACAGGTTTGCACGCTCCGGTACGAGAGTATCTGCGCGCGGCTGAAGCGGTTGGAAGGTGTCGGTATGACTGCTGCGGGGACAATCATCATGCTGCTGATCGGCATTCTCATAAAGTTGGCTGGCGTATGAGCATCGTCCTCGGCACCCGCTCACTGTCGCGCCTTGAAGGCGTACACCCGGACCTCGTCCGCGTGGTCAAGAAGGCCGCCGCAATGTCGGACCTCGACTTCACGGTACTGGAGGGTCTGCGCACGCTGGAACGCCAGCGGCAACTGATGGCGAACGGCGCGACCAAGACCATGAACTCGCGTCACCTGACTGGTCACGCTGTCGATCTCGCGCCGATGATCGGCGGTAAGGTATCTTGGGACTGGCCGCTTTATCACCGGCTGGCCAAGATCGTGAAGGCGGCTGCCGCCGCCGAGAATGTCCCCATCCAATGGGGAGGGGACTGGCGAACCTTCAAGGACGGCCCGCACTGGGAACTTCCTTGGAAGGCTTACCCGAAAGGAAAATGACATGAACATCCTTCACTGGCTTCTCCACCGCCTGAAAGAGCCGAGCACATACGCCGGGTTTT